CGTTGCTCTCCAGTGAAATGGAATTCCAATGACGCTTGTTCATGTGGTAGCCGGGTGTCACCTCCTTGTGATTCAGTCGAAGGAGATGTCCGTAGTTCGGTTCCAACTTGAGCGTGATAATCGATTCCTTTGCCGGATTCTGCATGATCACAACGAAAAATTTCCCATTGAGCATGTACCGTGTCACATCCCATGCCTGCACGTATTCGCTGACGCACCCCGGCTTGTTCCGACAATAGTCGTCGATCCAGGCATAGCGTTCCGGCAAATAAGGGACAGTAGTTTTGCCGTTTTTTGATACTTCTTTTTTCGGTTGTCGCGGCATTTTTCGGTAGCGTAACGGAGCGTTCCTGTGAATGTTTGTTGGCAACTATTTTATCTGAATTGTTTGAATAATCAATTTCAGTTCATAAGGTTTTTTGATGAGTAAAAAAGACAAAAAGAAGAAAAAGAAGGAAGAACGTCGGCAACAGGAGTTGCAGGCGCAGAGCCGACACCCTCCGGTGCAGAGCCGCCATCCGCCGGTGACGTTGCACCTGAAGTATGATGCGGCGCAGACATCGGCGGAGAACGTCCGCCACTGGGCAATGGCCGACAACCTGAGTGCCGACGGATCATTGACACCGGAGATTCGGCGTACCTTGCGGAACCGCTCTCGTTACGAAATCGCCAACAACGCTTATGCCAAAGGACTCGTTCTCACGCTGGCATCAACGTGCATCGGAACGGGACCGCGTCTGCAACTTCTTTCCGAGGACGACGAATTCAACACGATTGTTGAAACGGAATTCATCGCATGGTCGGAAACGGTCAGGCTGTGTGAAAAACTGCAAACGCTCCGCATGGCAAAAATCGGCGACGGCGAAGCGTTCGCCGCGATCTTGCGGAATCCGAGGCTCAAACACCCCGTCGAAATCGACATCCGACCGATTGAAGCCGACCGCATCACTTCACCATATCCGGCGATCACAAGCGAGGTTGATGGCATTGAGTACGATAAATTCGGCAACCCTATTGTCTATCATGTCTCATCGGAACATCCCGGTGACTCATCGGTCTGGTACGGGACTTTTACAAATGTTGCGTCGGAATACATGATTCACTGGTATCGCCCGGACCGGCCCGGCCAGTCTCGTGGGCTCCCGGAAATTACACCGGCATTACCACTTTTTGCACAATTACGCCGTTATACACTGGCGGTTCTTGCGGCGGCGGAAACGGCGGCAGACTTTGCGGCGGTACTTTACACCGACGCACCGGCCAATGGTGAAGCGCAGCCGCTTGACCCGCTTGATATTGTGCCGCTTGAAAAACGGATGGCAACAACATTGCCGGACGGTTGGAAACTCGGTCAAATTCGTGCGGAACAACCGACCACATCTTATTCCGAATTCAAGCGTGAAATTCTCGGCGAGATCGGTCGTTGTATGCAAATGCCGGTCAATATTCTGCTCGGTGACTCGTCGAAACACAATTACGCTTCCGGTCGTCTCGACCACCAGACGTTCTTCAAAAGTCTCAAAGGAGAACAGGCTTCTTGTGAGCAGATCGTTTTGAATCCGATCTTTGACGCTTGGTATCGTGAGGCGTTGCGTGTCGGATTGTTCCGGGAACCGGCCAATGCCTTTCCGCTCTTCCGACGAGTCGGCAGCGCAAGATTCGCCGCCGGTGGATTAACGCAACGGAATACATTCATCGGTCGCGGTGCATCGGCAAGTTGCTGTTGGTTCTGGGATGGACTCGAACACGTTGATCCGATGAAGGAAGCGAAAGCGGCGGCGACACGAATTGACTCACGGACAAGTAACCTCGCCATCGAGTGTGCCAAGTTGGGACTCGACTGGGAGGATGTATTGAATCAAGCCGCAAAGGAGCGGCAACGGATGATCGAGTTAGGCCTCGATCCAGATTTAAAAATCACATTGGAGAAAGACAAAGATGACGAAGATTCTGAAACTGACGAAGCTGATGCTCCAGCCGAGCCCGATCCGCCTCGTCGAAACAAACGAAAACGCGCAAACGACACTGGAAGCGAGCGGTGAACAAGCACTACCGCGATTCACACTCGTCGCTTATACCGGCGGCAAAGCGCAACCGAAGGATTTTCCCTGCCCGGTGATCATTGACCTTTCCGGTTTGGACATTCCCGTCCAAAAAATCCCTGTTCGCTACGAACATAAGTCGTTCCAAGGCGTCGGGCATACGGAAAAGATTCAGATTGTCGCCGGTGAAGTCATGGCCGAAGGAGTCATCAGCCGCGACACCTCATGGGCGCGGGACGTGTCGCAGTCTGCAAAGAATGGATTCCCTTGGCAAGCCAGCATGGGCGGCCCGATTCATCAGACGGAGTATGTGCCGTTCGGTCAAACGGTCACCGTCAACGGCCAAACCTTTGAAGGGGAATGTTACGTCATCCGCAAGATGACACTCAAGGAAATCAGTTTCGTTGATCTCGCGGCGGACGAAAACACGTCGGCGACCATCGAAGCGCAATACGAGGAAACAGACAACTTGAAAATGATCAAAGAGCAAAAGCCCGAACCGCAAGTCGAGCCGCAGAAATCCGAGCCACCGGTTCGAATCCAGGCAGTATCGGTCGACACCGATAAAATGTTACAGGATTTCAGCACAAAGATGCTGATCGACCAGCGGCGGATTGCGGCTATCGAAAAAATCGGCGGCGGCAAGTTCCCTGACCTTGAAGCGAAAGCTATCGAAGAGGGCTGGAGCGTCGAAAAGTTTCACGGTCAGTATCAGCACAAGTCGATGCCGGACGCTTCGGCGGTCCCGATGACGGGAACGAGTGGTTCTCACATTGGTAACGGTCTCAAACCGAGTACCTTGGAAGCCATCGCTCTTGCGTCGAGTGGCAGTTCGATGGCGTTTCTCGAAGCGAACTACGACGAAAAAACGCTCGAACACGTCGACAAGTTTCGCGGCATCGGCATTCAGGAGTTCTGTGAACTTTCCAGTAACGGAAAATATCTGCCGAAATTCCGGCGTGATTCTCGCGGCTGGCTTGAGGCGGCGTTTTCCAGTATCTCGCTCCCCGGTATCCTGTCGAACGTCGCCAACAAGGTCTTGCTTGAAGGCTTTCTGACGATGGACGATACGTGGCGAAAAATTGTCAAGATCGGCAGTTGTTCGAACTTTCAACAGCATACCCGCTACCGGATGAACGGGATGTTTAAGTTCGAGAAGGTCGGTCCCGATGGCGAGATCAAGCATGGTCGGGTCGGCGAACAACAGTTTTCACAGCAGTTGGACACCCACGCGATCATGTTCGCATTGACTCGTCAGATGATTATCGACGATGACCTCGGCGCATTCACGGATATCCCTCGTGCCATCGGTGTCGGTGCGGCGGAAGCGATCAACGACGCGGTGTGGAATTGTATTCTTGCGAATGGGCCACAGAAGGACGGGCATCCGTTCTTTAGCGTCGAGCATAAAAATCTCATGACGGGTCCCGATGCGAAACTCTGCATCGACGGGCTCACAGGTGCAGAGGTCATGTTTTCGGAACAGGAACGTGTCCCCGGTCGTCCGCTTGGTATCTTGCCAAAAATTCTGCTTGTCCCGGTGACATTGAAGGCTCTTGCGGAAACGATCATGAAGAGTCTGACGGTCAATGAGTCCACCGATCCGAACAAGCCGAAGCCGGTAAACAACCCTCACGCCGGAAAATACGATGTCGTTTCGTCGCCGTATCTGTCAAGCAAGGCACTGACCGGCAGCAGTATTTCGGCATGGTATCTCTTCGCTGATCCGCTCCGTTTGGCCGCATTGGAAGTCGCGTTTCTCAGCGGTCAGGATCGTCCGACCGTTGAACGTGCTGATGCCGACTTCAACACGCTTGGTGTCCAATTCCGGGGTTTCATCGACTTCGGCGTCAAGGAACAGGACTGGCGAGGTGTCTTGAAAATGGAGCCCGCATTGCCTGCACCCAAGCCGCCGACGGAGTAAGAAAGTGAAAGAGTGGTAAGTGAAAGAGTGAAAGAGAAAAACGGTTGCAATTCTCCATCTCTTTCACTTTCTCACTCTTTCACACTCTCACTTCTTACATTTTTCAACAATTAACGTACAGGAAAATTTTATGCAAGCAAGATTCATTCACGATGGGAAATCCATCGATTTTTTGTCCGTAACCGATGTCCCGGCAGGTTCCGTGATTGTTCAGGGGAGTCTCGTCGGTGTCACAAAATTGGACGTCAAAGCCAACCGCCTCGGCGCGCTCGCGGTCGTCGGCGTCTTCGACATCGCCAAAGGAAACGTCGCCATCCCAATCGGATCAAAAGTCTACTGGGACGCCACCGCAAAACAGGCGGTGCTGACCGCAAGTGGCAACGCACCACTCGGCGTCGCTGTCCAAGATGCAACCGCCGGTGACGATCTTGTTCGTGTGAGGCTCGGATGAACATGTTAGAAAACGGTCTCCATTGGCTGGCGAAGAAACAGAAACAACATGTTTCGTCGCCGGTCGATTATTGCCGTAACGAAATCTGTCATTCAGTCGACGCCACGCTCGGTCGCACGGAGTTCGAGATCGTCGATCATAACGGGTTTCAGATCACAGCCCATTCTATCGATTTTCTTATCAATGCCGCCGACCTTGATCTGGTTCCGAAAGTCGGCGACCAGATTATCTGTAACGAGATCGTTCACGAAGTCCTCGAACTCGGAAAAGCCGGTTGCTGGTGCTGGTGCGATCCGCACCGAATCCGAAGACGCATTCACACGAAAAGATTATGAGCCTCTCCACCACCATTGCCCAATCGGTTGTTGCCGAACTGAACAAGCACACATTTTCGCTACCGTTTGAAGCGGTTTTCTCGGTCATACCGGGATTCGAACTCTTGGAACTCGATACACTGCGTGTCATTGTTGTTCCAAAAACGTTTGAAATTGAAACCGCCTCACGGTCGTCATCAAAATATCTTGTTTCGGTTGATATCGGAGTCATGCAACGAATCGGCAAGATGTCGCCGGAAGACGCTGTTGAAACAATAGGCAATTTCGTCGACGAGGTGATTGAGTATCTGAAAACGGCAACGCTCGATGAGTCACCAGCGGCGCAATGCGTGGGAGTTGTCAATGACCCGATTTACATTCCCGACCATCTGACGCAGAGCCGGACGTTCACGAGTGTCGTCAACGTCAAGTATGTTTTGCTCGGCTAGTTGTCGGGTACTATTTTTGAAACATTTACTCACAGGAAACATTTTATGTTTAACCGACCCTTTGAACGCCTGAAAAATGTGTTGAATGGCCTGTCGCTGGCTTGGAAATATGGCGACATGCTCCGTTCGTTCACAACTGCGTGGTCACGCTATCCCGGTCTCGACGACTCGGATATGCTCCGACTCTGGATACGTCCGCTCCTCTTGGACGTGGCATCGCTGACCGCACTGACCAAAACCCCCATTGACGATTACATCGCATTCACGGCGATCCGCATCGTTGATAGTAATCACGCATGGTCCGCGCTTCATTCGCTTGCCCTCTTGGGACGTGATGGTGGTTTTGTCGACGGTGTGTTGATTCCGCAAGGCCAGCAGGTCGCCACAACCGGCGAACTGTTCACGGCGATCTCGTCCGAGATGCCGGAGAACCCGACCGTCATTCTGTCCGCTATCGGATTGCTCTTGTACCTGATTCGGAATAGCAAGCGGTAGCGGAAGAAGACGGCAGACAGCGGACGGCAGACGGCAGTAAATACGTCGAACGCAGTTCGACAATCTCTGCTGCCGTCTGTTGTCTGCGGACTGCTGTCTTTCTCCCTCACTCTTTCACTGATTTTTTGAAACATATTTACAATCGAGAGGACTCAATGACAAAACAAATGCAACAGATTTTATCCGGTATTCTTCTTGTACTGATCGCCTATTTCGGTTCGGTCGGCATCAAGGAGACCTATACCCGGCTGACGACGGAGCCACAGCTTTCCGTTATCGAACAATCGACGGACGCCGGTTGGCAACTCAAGGAACCGTTGGAATCGGCGGAATTTATCTCCGGGCCGCTGGCCGCGAGTGTCGGCGAACTCTGCGTGTTCCGATTGAACGATCCCGCAATGAAGGCCGACTGGATTATTGTGCGGCAGTCCGCCTCGGACCCGGCGGTGACGTGGTACATCGACTCGTCCGGTTCGTCGATGGCGTTTGCATCGAACGTTCCCGCAACGTATACCATCATTGCGGCGATTGTCGAGGACGGTGTCCCGAAAATACTGACGCACGTCTGCGAATACGGAAACTCACCGGAACCGAACCCTTCGCCAACACCTAATCCATCGCCGACACCACAACCGGCAAATCTTACCGAATGGGTAACAAAAAATATTCCCGACGGCGGTCAAAGCCAGTGTGCGGCACTCGCTTCATGTTATGAATCGGCGGCGGAGGGAATCGACAAAGGCTCCATCAGGACAACGGAAGCGGCGTTCTCTGTAATCCGAACGGCAACGCAAACGAAGATCAAACCAGAGATATGGGGGACGTTCCTTGACGCGCTGGCAATAAAAATCACAGAAAAGATGGACGATAGTAGCGATGTCCGAAAACTCGGCGCGATCTTTTTGGAAGTCGCAAGCGGATTAAAGACGGCGGACGGAAGACCGCAGACGGCAGATTGGTCCGTCGACAGTTTTCAGACTTTTACCGGCGAAGTCCAGGAAGAGTTGAAATTTCCCACAGCCTCTCCGGCGGCCAATTGTGACTCGTCGGGGACATGTCCTGCCCCTGTAAGTAACCCGACGACCATTCGTAGCCGCCGATAAAACGGTTGTCTACATCAATCACGTACATTTATTCAACCAAGGCCGAAGGCCGGAAACATCCTCCGGCCTCAAGCCTCCAGCCTCAAACCTGTATGATGAAACGAAAATGGAAAATGAGCAATTGGAACCTCGAACAACTCTCACGGCGCGAGATTGTTTCCATCGAGGAAAACGGCGATATTCTGAATGGCTGTATTCCGATGGACGATTACGCCGAGGAGGTGTTTGAGGAACTCGAAAGCACAGCGGTCGCGTTTGGAACGCTGTGGGAAAGCGGCGATATGCCCGTGTTGAAATTCGATGAGGCTTTCCGTCAACGGCGCAAAGCGCAGATCGACGAT